AGCCCCGTAGGGCTCCAATGGAAGTGGTGTTCCACTTTCCGTCTCACGACGCCAAGATCCTTGTAAGGAACCTTGCATCATGGCTACCTATCGTCAGCGTCAACGAACCGTTACTAAGGTTATTGATAACGGTCTAGGTGTATATCCGTCGTCCCGTGTTGGGACGTTGGGTAACGACCTGGTACCGGATAAAGTATCCGGCGGTTTTGTGACGTTTGATGATGGTAGTAAATTCAGGCTTCCGACGTCGTACTCGCGTAGATCAGTTTGGATCGAACCAGGGGGTTCTCAGAACACCTATGGTCGGTTTGGACCTTATACGCAACATGCGACAACGGGGCCGGGAGGGTATGATAGCGACAGCTTGCTGACGCAAAACTGCCCTTCTACTCCTGGTCCGAGCGGTGCCCTGTCGAAGTTTTCGCAGGATGCCGCTTTTCCCCAGGGGATGAAGAATGAAGCAAGGACGAAGGCGCTTCTCCGATTAGCCGACGCTAAAGCCGGCATTGGGGAGGATTTAGCTACCTTTCGTCAGACTCTAGGCATGATTCACAGTCCGGCGAGCGCCCTTGCGGGTTCTCTTCGAGCTGCACATGCTGACAAGTCCTTGCGACCGCTCTTGACACGAACTTTACGCGACATTCGTCGCGAGGGTCCGTTAAAGACGGCTGCTCGTAAATATCTTGAGTATGTATACGGGTGGAAACCACTCGTAGAAGATATTCACGGTATTATGACACTCATGAAAGCGCAGGGGCAACGCCCTTTGTTACTTCATGGGTCTGGTTCATCTAAGGTACGTGGGCCTACGAAAGTAGGGACGTTTAATGACGTCTCCAACAAGTGTATTAACACCGTTGGACCATGTGTTGAAGATGTACGGGCGCGCTGCGAAATCTGGGGTCGTATCGACCCAAATCACGCAGGGCTTCGTGCATTGAACCAGTTGGGGCTACTCAATCCACTCTCACTTTCGTGGGAGTTGGTGCCGTGGTCGTTTGTGATTGATTGGTTCTGTCCCATTGGGCCAGTACTACAAGCACTGACGGCTCCGGCCGGATTGAGTTTCGTTGCCGGTTCTGATTCGTTGCGGGCCTCATTAACGGGCCCTTACGAAAGCCATCAGACAGACTTCGATCCATGGATGGTATCGAGCGTCTTTGCTAATGGCACCGTACGGCATGAGAGTTACCAGCGTACAACGCTGGGCAGCTTTCCTCTGCCAGGTGTATGGTTCAGTTCCGACCCTTTCAAGAAGGATAGACCGTGGAAGGCGTTAGCCCTAACGATATCTAACCTTCGAGGTTTGAGGATCTAAACTTTACCCACGAACACGTGGATAACCCTTGCAGGCAATGGTGCCTGTGAGTTACCCTCCAGTTAAGGAGAAACACTATGTCCGCACGGACTAACCTGGTCGTTAACGACCGGGCGACGACTCCCGTCGCTCATACTTTCACGCCCGATGGCGATGACACCAATGGTGTGCACGTCTATTCTGAGAAAACTGCAGTTCCTGCCGGGAATCCCCGGTATACTGCCGCTCTCAAGAACGGAAACGGAAAGTACCGCCCGTCGCTGAAGTTGTCCGTTCCGATTGTGCAGACACAGACCATTAACGGCGTTAGTTCGCCGGTGGTGGTTCGTACTGCATACGCGGAATGCAACTTCGTGTTCGATGCACTTTCGTCGGAACAGGAACGCGCGGATTGCGTTGGCCTTTTGGTCAATTCACTCGCTGCGTCGCAAACTCAGATTAACGACATGGTCGTTAAGCTGAGCGATATCTATTGATATCAGCATGGACTCCTCGGAGCTCATGTCCTTGAAAACGAAAGAAGCTAGCAAACGTTTATACGGTCTTATGGCCGTTTTCGCGCTAGCAATCATCGCAGGGGTTACCTTTGCGATGAGCTTCAATCACCCAATAGGGGATCTTGAATGCAACAGCATCAAACGAAGCGTCGTCGGGGATCTCGACCGTTTGCGAATGCAAACGCCGAATTACCCGAGTCAGCCCGAACAACCGTCTTTGAGGTACTCAATACCTTTGACGGAAGAGAGGACTTTGCGTCTACCTACCTCACCAAGGAATATCGTTCCAAATATTGTGACGATACCCTTGTCCCAGGACCCGAACGCCGCGATGCGGCAATTCGAAAGTTCTTGGAATGTGAGGCGCGAAACGCGATCACCAACGTAACGTTGGAGCAGATTGATCCAGGGTACAATATATTGCCCCGGGTTAGTTTTGCGTCCTTTCTAAAGTTCGTGCGACGGCTCATCAGAGACATCCTAGGACCACTTCATGACGATGTGGTTTTGGGTAGTTTCTCTGGTGGAGCGTCGACGAGCCGCCCTAGAACTAAGAGCCATCCAGCTCTGAAGTTCACCGGTAAGGCTGATTTAACCGAGGATGTATGGAAGTTCTTAGATCTTATCGATCGACAGGCTCCCATGCTTCGAAAGTACAATTCTTCCTTTTCTTCTCTAAGAGAGGTTGAGGGGAGTGTGCTTTTCACCGTTCCAAAGAAAACGGATATTGACCGCTGTGCTTGTAAAGAGCCAGATGTCAATATGTTTCTCCAAAAGGGCGTTGGGCGACACATTCGTCGACGTCTTCAAAGGTTTAACATAAACCTGAATGATCAACGGATTAACCGCGAACTGGCGAAAGTTGGCAGCAGTGATAATACACTGGCCACTCTAGACCTGTCTTCGGCGTCCGATACGATCAGCCAGGCGGCTGTTAGGCTCCTTCTGCCTCCGATCTGGTTCGAGTATCTTAACGATATCCGGTCCAAGAAGGTACAGATTGATGGAGAACTCCACCAACTGGAGATGTTCTCGAGTATGGGTAACGGCTTTACATTTGAGCTAGAAAGTTTAATCTTTTTTGCTTTGATGCGGGCCGTCTCATATTTTGAGGGTACTCCAGGCGTCGTTTCTATTTATGGCGATGATATCGTGATTCCCGTAGGGAATTACGATCTCTCTGTCTTCGTCCTCGAGAGATTTGGTTTCTCGGTAAACGAAGATAAGAGTTTCGCCTCAGGCCCCTTCCGGGAGTCCTGCGGTGGTCATTTTCATAATGGGATCGATGTAACTCCTTTCTACCTTAAGCGGGAAGCGACTCGGATGACTGATGTTATCCGGGTTGCTAATCAGTTGCGCCGTTGGGCGTTCGCTGATGAATTCCGCCAGTATGAGGTTCCGCAAGCGTTCCAAGCATGGAGCAAACTTGCGTGTCTCGTACCGAAGGTCCTTTGGGGTGGCTATGACTACAGTTTGGATACCAAGCTCGTCTCTCCCCCAGTGCCTGTTTCTAAGATACTCGTAAGAGTGTCCACGGAACAGAAGCTGGATGAGGTGGGTCGGTATTTACACTGGCATAGTTCTAATTGGAACCGCACTACTGATCCGGATGAACCGGCAGTAAAACCTCAGTCGACAAACCAAATGTGTCGGTTGAGGAGTGCGCCTCCAGGTGCACCGGCATGTTCTGAATGGTTCTATCAAGAACTGTTCATGGCATAATACCGGTTCCGTCAGGTTGACGGGGGTCTGGCTAATTGGGGTGCTCTGTGTGGCTTTTCTTTGTGC